ACCTACTTCAACATAAGGATTAACAGTTGCAGCACCAGCTGCAGTCATACCTGAGCCTCCTTCATTTCTAGAAGCTAGTATAGTAAGCTTATCTACATCTGGAGTTGTTTGTATCTCATAAACTTTTTCTAATTCTGCTGCTGTGTAATCTGAGGCACCTGTTACTGTTACACCAGATAATGTTATATACCTTCCTTTAGCTAAACCGTGAGAGCCTTTATTTATAGTTACAATATTTGAACCATTAACAGTTGTTATAGTACATCCTGTAATGGCTGTATCTAGTGGTGTAATATCAAAAAAATCATTACCATAGTATAAAAACAAACCTTGTGATGTCCCTATAGCTGTATATTTTTCACCAGCAAAAGAAGTAAAGGCGTGTTGCTTTCTAGCTGCCCCTGGTAAAGTTTTAGATGCTGCTGTAAGTTGATTCCAACCGCCTATCTTCTCAGGTAGTCCATATCTAAATCTTACAAAATCACCATCTGTCCACTGCCCCTCAGCACCAGATTCTGTATCTTGCTTATTAAAACCAGGCTTGAAATTTAATTTTTGTAGCATATAGTAGCTTATATATCAGTTTTATAAAGAATGAAAGATACAATCTAATCACTTATGAACATAAAATATTCAAAAATGCCTAGACTTTTAGGTCTAAGATTATGTGAACATGACAGTAATATATCTTATTTTGACGGTTATAAAGTTCATTATTTAAAATCAGAAAGATTATATAATATTAAATACCATGCTTATAATAATTTATGGGAATGGAAAAAAGATATAAAAAAAATATTTGGTGTAGATGAAAAAGATATAGATGAAATAGCTATTATAATAGATCCTTGGAGAAATAAATTACCTATGGATAATGAAGAATTTTATCCTGCAGTAGAATATGAATACATTCCTACAAAAAATAAAGTGTGGAGAATTAATCATCATTTAGCACATGCTTTAAGTTGTTGGCCTTTATACAAAAAAAGACCTGACTATGAAGTTATAATTGATGGTTTTGGAGACATGAACAATGCCTGGACAGTAATTAAAAAAGATAAAATTTTAGAAAGAGGATACACAGATAAAAATGGTTCTTTAGGTTGGAGCATGTCTGAATCGGCTATATGGTTAAAGATAAAAGATGACTATGGTTCTGCAGGTAAATTAATGGGACTTCAATCGTATGGTAGAATACTTAAAGATTTTAAAAGTTTATTAAATTACAATATGTATTCAATAGATAAGCTTTTTAGCATAAATAATGATACAGCTAATAAACAACCTTTAGATTGGATAAGAACTGTGCATGATAAAGTTTCCGATATTTTAATAGATTTTTTTGAAAAGATTACAAATAAAGATTACGATGCTACAATATCTTATTCAGGTGGAGTTGCTCAAAATGTAATCTGGAATACTGCAATAAAAAATAAATTTAAAAATTTAATAATACCACCCCATTGCAATGATGAAGGTTTATCTTTAGGTGCGTTAGAGTATTTAAGAATAAAAAACAATTTACCTAAATTTAAATTAACTAATTTTCCCTACATACAATCAGATGAAAAACCTGAACAAGTTGCTAGTACAGAAACAATTATTAAAACAGCAGAGCATTTAAAAAATAATAAGATAGTAGCTTGGTATCAAAACAATGGTGAAATAGGGCCTAGGGCTCTTGGAAATCGATCTTTGTTATTAAATCCTTTAATTAACAATGGTAAAGATGTAATTAACAAAATTAAAAAAAGAGAAGCATACAGACCTTTCGGAGCTTCTGTGTTAAAAAAATATGTAAAAGAATATTTTAATACGGAAATAGATAATCCTCACATGTTATACGTAGGAAAAACCACTAAAAAAAATTTAAAATGTATTACACATATTGATGGAACATGTCGATTTCAAAGTGTTGATAAAAATAATCAAACATACTATAATTTAATTAAAGAATTTTATAAAAAAACAGAATGTCCATTGCTATTAAACACAAGTTTTAACATAAATGGTAAACCCATTATGTCTAACCTTAATGATGCAAAAGAATTTTTTAAAAATTCTAACATAGATGTTTTGGTTATAGGAAATAAAATATATGAAAAATAAAACAATACATTATAATTATTTTCATTGGGGTCCTTTTCTCTACAAAACTTCTTTAGAGCCACAGGAAATAAAAAAAATAAATTCTTTATGTAGTAAAGAACCCAAAAAAGATTACAGAAATAATTTGGCTGGTTTAATAAAACATGAACATAAAATAGATGTTAAAAAATTGTTTTCAATTATTTTTCCTTACATAGATAGTTATATAGAAGGTTATTCAAATTATGGAACTAAACCTATGGGAAACCAAATGGAATTAAAAGCTGCGTGGGTTAATTATATGACTAAGTTTGAATCTAATCCATTACATACACATCATGACGATTTATCATTTGTAGTTTATACTAAAGTTCCAAAAGGATTAAAACAAGAAATTAAAAACACTGTTGCAAATACAAGACCAGGTTCAATTAATTTTATGTATACTTTAGGAACTGGTAAACATCAGATTAACCAACACACATTTATACCAGAAGTAGGAGACATTTTTATTTTTCCAGCATCTTTACACCACTATGTAAATCATTTTCAAAGTAAAGGAGAAAGAATATCTGTTTCTGGTAATATTAAAATAACTTAATGATTAGTTTTGATCCATTTAAAAAAGAAAATTTATTTTATAAGTATAAAATAAAAATAACTGAAGAAGAATTTCAACAAATAAAAATACTTATAAGACATAAAAAATATATTAATCCATTAAATTCTTCTACTTACTTTACATTAAATATACTTAATTTTCCTATGTTAAAAAATGTAAAAAAACAAATTACAGATATATTAGAAGAACATGATCTAGTGTTAGGAAACAGTTGGGCACAATATTATAACACAAATAATTCTCATTCGGTGCATATACATGAAGTTGCAAAAAAATCTGGAATTATTTATCTATGTTCTAAAGGAAGTCCAACAATTTTTTACAGCAGAACTTTTGAAGAGTATGAAAATAAAATTGAGAAAAATACTTTAATTTTATTTCCTTCTTTTATACCACATGAGGTAAAACCTTTATCAAAGGACGAAGAAAGATTAGTTCTTTCTTTTAATGCAATGTATAACTTTTAATGCAATGTATAAAGATTAAATTATGATAGTATATACATATGAAGCAACCAAAGATTTAAATCCTTTTGCTCCTAATTTTTCATTTAAAATGGGTGAAGATATTATTCCTACTAATTTAAATTTACTAAAATCTTTTTTTATTACAAAAGAAAAACAATTAATAAATAAGTACGAGGCTAATTCTGATGGTGGTACACAACTAAGTAAAAACAGTATTACAACAAGATTTGTACATTACAATTTGTTAGCATTTCCAGAAATAAATTTTTTAAAAGATATTATTAAAAACAAATATGAAGAGTTTATTAAACGAACAAACGTACATATAAACAAATCGGTTTATATTCAATGCTGGTATAATGTTATGAGAAAAGGAGAACAAATTAAAAAACATAATCATAGTAGATTAAATAGTAAAGATGTTTTTTTAAGTGGTAACTTATGTGTAAACGTAGACAATACTTCAACGTATTATTCTCCCCCTCTTTTTGAAAAAGTTATTGAAATAAAAAATAAAAATAATCAAATAGTATTTTTTCCTAGTTGGTTAGAACATTATACAGATAGTGTTAAGGATAATTTTGAAAGAATAACTATCGGATTTGATTTAAAACATACAGAAGATCCAGGTAAAAATGGAGTATGGATTAAACTTTAATATGGACCACACTGAATTTATTGTTGAAATAAAAAATATAATAGATCCTAAATTAATTAAAAAATTAATTTCATTAATAAACAAAAAAGCCGTTAAAAATTTAACCGTAGGTTTAAATCGTGTTGATAAAAAAGTAAGGAATGTAAAAGGTTATAATTTAAATTCTGTTAAGGACAAAAAACATATGGAATACATAGTAAAAGAAATAGAACGACTTTATATTTATTATAAAGCAAAATTTCCCAAAGTAGTATGTTTTAATGTTAATCAAATTGATTTATTAAAGTATTCTATTAATGGTAAGTACGAAGTCCATATTGACTCATATAAAACAAAAAGAAATTTAAGTGTTATTATGAATTTAAATAATGAATATAAAGGAGGAGAATTAATTTTCACTGATCAAAAAGATAATGAAATTAAAAAATTAAAATTAAGTAAAGGGTCCATAGTATTTTTTCCTAGCAATTTTATGTATCCTCATAAAATTGCACCTATTACAAAAGGAACAAGATATAGTGTAGTAGCATGGTTAGAATAGAATGAAAAATATACTTTTTTTAAAATTAAAATTGTGTTATTTAATAATTAAAGACAAAATGAAAGTATTAAAATGATTAGTTTATTAGATCCAAATAACAAATTAAGTGAACATAAAAATAGTTTAAATGTAACTTATCCAAAAACTATTAATATTATTTTTGGAAACTATCCTTACCCAGAAATACTGCATGGTATTATACTCGATATTAAAAATAATTTAGTTAAAGATGTAAAAAGTTATTCTACTATTAAGGGTGATATAACTGACTGGAAATATTTTTTAGATAAACCAGTATTTAATAATTTTATTGCTTATTTAATAAATAAACATCAAATATCTCACCCAGAAATATTTCAATATTTTTTAGAAAAAAATACTATCTCTAATGCTTGGGGAACCGAAATAAAAAAAGGAGATAGTTTGGATTATCATTCTCATCCATGTAGACACGGTATTTTATATTTAACAAAAGGATGTGATTTAATTTTACCAGAATTAAATTTAAAAATCTCTCCTAATCCAGGGGATTATTATATATTTCCCCCTGAAATACTACATGGTTTTGAAAAATCTGATTATGAAAATAATAGGTATAATTTAGTATTTAATTTTTCATGGTCATATAATGTAGATTACGGTAGAAAAATAAATGAACGAAAAAACATATAGTGTAAATAATTTTATAGCTGTGTATGACAATTACATTACTGAAAAAGAATGTGATAAAGCTATTAAATTATATGAAGATCAAGTTAAATTTAACAATACTGTTAACAGATTACATTTTGAACAATCTCCCATAACTCAAAAACAAGATCAACAATATTTTGCGGGAGCAGATTGTGTTGACGTTTGGTGGGAAAGTTTAAAATCAATGTTAGTAAATTTTGATATGGCTTGGAATCATTATATAAAAAATACAGGAGCAGATAAAGCTTATGATATTAATAATGAAAATGTTTTTGAATTTACCGCTTTAAAACTTCAAAAAACTTTACCTACAGAAGGATATCATGTTTGGCATATAGAACATGGAAAACAATTTGATACCAGTAAAAGAGCTTTTGTTTTTTCTATATATTTAAATGATGTGGAAGAAGGCGGAGAAACAGAATTTTTACATTATTCAAAAAGAGTAAAACCTAAAAAAGGTAGAATAGTTATTTGGCCCGCTGCTTTTCCTTATCTACATAGAGGTAATCCGCCTTTGTCAGGTGAAAAATATATTTTAACTTCTTGGATGATAGTAAAATAAGAATGATTAAAATAATAGATGGTTTTTTTAAAAAAAAAGATTTTGAATTAGTTAAAAATTTTGCTCTTACCAAGGCACACTATACACCTAAATATTTTCACAATAAGGAAATAAATAAAAAAAATTTTTATGGTAACAGATGGAAACTACATAATGAACCAGATTTATTTAAATTATTTACAGATCAGACTGAATTAAAATTTAAAATAAAAATTAAAAAAATAGATGCACATAATTCAAGTATTGATCAAAGAAACCTAGATACTTTTAAACCTCACACTGACCCTGCAAAAATAAATATATTAATAATGATAGCTGGTCCTACCGCAGTTACAAATGGAACTGTTTTTTATACGGATGGTGAATTGGATATACATGTAGGATTTAAAGAAAATAGAGCAATAATGTTTCCTTCAAATAAAGTTCATTCAAATCATGCGAGTAATATAACTAATCTTAAAAGATATACGTCTACTTTATTTATAAAAGATTATGAAGAATAAGAAGTAGGTCTTGCGCCTAATCTTGCAATTTTTTCAGCTTCAGTTTCTGAAACAAAATTATCTCCTTCACCTGTGCCATTATTATCATTGTCCCAATCAGCTTGCAATCTTGTTAAATGAGCAGAATCCCATCTAGAAGAAAATTGACTTATATCTCCTAAGTTAGCAGTTGCATAAGTTGTGTGTTGGGTTTCGTCTTTATATTCTACTTCATCAGTAGATATAGACGTACCATATTGAATAGCCCAAATATTTGAAAATTTAGAATCAGACCAAAAAGAATCATCATCAATAACATAACTTATTCCTTCAGAAGCTCCTTCTGCATAATTTTTAATTATCATTTTGTCATCAAATATTATTGTCCAATTTGCGTTTGTTGCCATATTTTCTCCTAAGTCTTAATAATATATATGATTGTTAAATAAGGTTGTACAACAGATGTTGAACCACCAGAATATGTACTCGCAGCAGTACCACTACCTGAAAAAGTTGCACTCATGTTGTGTGAGTGACCTGTACCAGAACCTGTGCTGTTAGAGCTAAAGTTTGAAGATGAACCTACTCTTCTCCCAACTCCAGTTGATCCTGGTTCCGCAAAGTTTGGTCCAGGAAAGTTTGTGCTGTGTGAGTGTGAAGCAAGTTGAGAAGTGGATAAAGAAGCATTCGCTGTTGTACCACCAACAGTACCTGTAACGTTAATATTAGTACCTACATTTCCAGAAGAGGCTACAGTATTCGCTCCACCCGTTGATGCTAAAGCTTTTGTTCCAGATTTACCCATTGCAACATTGTCTTGAAGATCCGGTACATTAAAAGTAGAAGAACCATCTCCAGATCCATAAGTTGTAGCTACAATTGCAAATAAATCTGCGTAAGTTGATCTTGAAACTGCTTGACCATTACATTCTAGAAAACCTGTTGGCACTGATGCAGAAGACCACGGCACAATAGTTGCTGTAGGAATTCCTTCGATACCTGTAAGGTTTGCTCCTGAAAAATCGTATTTTGTTGCTTCGTAATTTGACATATTATTTCTCCGTGTAAGTCCATCCTGTTGTAGCATCTCCAGAAAAAACTAATGAAAAAGCTGCGCCTTGAGTATTAACTACAAGATCAGATGCTGCATTAGCTATATTAGAAGAGTTTCTACCAACAGTCAATGCGTTAGTATTGAAATCATAACCTTGATCTACAAAATGTACTTCATCTCCTGTAGCAGGTGATGCTGGAAGCGTTGCTGTAACTGCTCCACCATTTGTATTTACTAAAAGTTTAGCACCAGCTTGAACTGTTTCCGCTGCTGATATTGCTCTCCAATTTCTTTGTTCATGAAGTTTTACAACATTTGTTCCATCAGAATATAATGTGTAATTATTTCCTTCACATAAAAGAACACCTGTTCCAGATGCAGTTTTGAAAGTTAAAGTATTTCCGGCATGATCACATGCATCTTCAACTAAATAAGTTTTTTCAAGTGAGTTTGGAATACTTACTGTTAAGTTAGAAGCTAAAGTCCCTGTTAATTTAATAACTTCATTTTTACCATTTGATAAAGCACCATTAGTAAAAGTTAAAGATCTAGCAGCGTTAGTTATATTAAAAGTAGTAAAACCACCAATTGCTTGTTCTAAAATTAAAAGGTTAGTGTTAGTTATTTGTCCCCAAGTTCCTGAGTTTTCCCCAGTTGCTTGTACTGTAAGTTTTAAATTTGCTGATGTTGAATTCGCCATATTAAATTCCTTATATCGTTTATTTTATTAAAATAAAGAGAAAGTGTCAAACTCTTTATGCAACGACTTCCCTCCATCCAGGAGGATCTATTGGAGCAGAACCTGTATTTACTTCGTTCCAGATAAGAGCATTAGCACTATTTATGTTCATAGTCAATCCAAAACCATTAAAAGTTGCAGTAACATCTGTAAATCCAGACACTGAAGCAACTCTTGCTAATAGAGGATTTCCAGTAACATTTACTTGTTGATTTAAATCTACTGTAACACTTCCTAATCCAGCTGTTAATGGGAAACCTGTTGGTACGGGTAAAACATCCCCTTGAAATCCTAAAGTACCTAAAGCACCTATCATGAAATTTCCAGTTACTGCTGCATCAGGTGCAGGATCAACAACACCTAAAGTTAATTGAGCAACATTTAAAGTATTAGCAACAATAGTTGCATCCCCAGTAATTTCTGTAGGAGTTCCTAAAGCTGCGGTCATTGCAATTCCAGAAACATCTGCTTGCACAGAACTTCCAGCATCGCCCCAATCATTTATTGACCAACCAAGTCTACCCCAACCTTCATTATTAAATGCTTCTACTGTACCAAGACTTGCAACAACAGCATCACCTGTAGCCATTGCATCAGGACCAGCATCAGCAGTTCCTAAACTGTTTGTAAGTGGGAAACCTGTTACATTAACTTGAGCTAGACCAAAAGCGGTTACGCTTCCTAAACCTGTTGTTAATAATTGATTGTTGTTTGTAGATGGACCTGTATTAGCGTCAGCTGTTGTGGTAACAGTTCCTAAATTAAATGTTGCTGAAATTCCTGTAGGAATAGTTGTGCCAGCAATGCCCCAACCTTGAAGACCCCATTCTTGTCTACCCCAACCTAGATTAATTTCTGTTGAGCTTGACTCGTCTCCTAAAGATGCAGTAAGGGCAATACCCGTGACTGTAAAAGTTGGGTCTGCTAAATCATTCCATTGGTTTTGACCCCAAGTGCCGGCGCCCCAAGTTCCT